ATACCCTAAATTTTTGGAATTTAGTTTACATGAGCAATTGGAAGCCTTTAGATCTATGGCTTCCTGGAAATTGGAAGACTTCGTCAAAAATGCGAAGTTCTTCACTGCAATGCCTATGGCACGTTTTCTTAGGAACTCGTTGCCTGAACGTCCCAAATCCTTCCCCGCCGACTTACATATCTCCTTATTTTCTGGAAAAATTAAGCGTTTCTTTAAGAATCGTTTGATTTCCTTTAATAAAAAGAATCTTTCGTTCTATCTTGGCCTTCTTCAAGGTGTTAAGAGAGGAGCAGAAACTGTACCTGAATCATTTGTCTACGACGCAATGTTGAAACACAGGGGTATTCTAACTAAAGAATATGACCCCATAGTAACAACATCGTGGGCTGACCGTTCAAGTATGTCTGTCCTCTTTACTCGCTTTTTCAAGAAGTTTAAGCCTGTGGCTCCTCGTCTATTCGAAGCCTCAACTGCTGCAGGTTATTCCTCAAAAAGAGGTGAAGGTGGAGCTAGAAATTTTCTCCGTAAGGTCCATAACTATAATAATAATATCGACACTGAACATTTGAATTTACTCGAAATGTATGAGTCACGACCTGGTGATGTCCATGAGACAAAGGGCGAGCCGACCTGGGAGAATTTTAATTCTCTTATGGTGGATCTCACTCTTATTGCTCGTTCGGACCCTGAACAGCTACACAGTAGTGTCCAAGTATCAGCGGTTTGTGAACCTCTGAAAGTTCGACTCATTACGAAAGGTAATGAATTCAAATATTATTTAAGTCGCTTTTATCAAAAAGCTATGTGGCAATATTTACAGAAATATCCCCAATTTGCGGCCACTGGCCGTCCTGTAGAACTACATGATTTCTATAGTCTACTAGACCGAGAAGACGAATGTTTTAAAAAGACTGATCCTAGATCGCCTTTTCAGAAGCTCGATAAGAAGGGCGCTATCTTGCGCTTCGATTGTTGGGTCTCCGGCGATTATACTGCTGCTACTGACAATCTAAAAATTTCCTATACAAAAGATGCTTTTGAAACATCTTTAGAAAGGTCGAAATTAGATCCATTAGTCAGAGAGTATCTACGTGAAGTCTTATATGAACAAGAGATTCATTATCCTAAGAAGTTCGAAAGTAAAGGGGGTTTAACTCCAGAAATGCAGACCAATGGTCAGCTTATGGGTTCAACTCTCTCTTTTCCGATTCTTTGTGTTGTGAATTTATGTGCTTATTGGAAGACCCTAGAAGAATATTTAAATCGTGAGATTAGTTTACACGACCTCCCCGTATTGATAAACGGAGATGATATTCTCTTTCGTTGTAATGACGTTTTCTATTCTTTATGGATGGAAAATATACGAGAAGTTGGTTTCCTCCTCTCCCTTGGTAAGAATTATATTCATAAAACTTTCTTCACTATTAATTCCCTTGGTTTCCTACATAATGTGGAAAAGAAGGTTATTACAGAAGTTGGTTTCTTGAATGTAGGCCATTTAACCGGCCAATCCAAACTTAACAAGCGGAAGAAGGAGCTCCTTCCAGTATATGCGTATTACAATGAAATGATGAAAGGTGCCCAAGACAAGCTTAGGGCTCATCGACGTTTTTTACATTATAATAAGGACGATATTAAAGTTTGTTCGAAAGGTGGTGAATTTTCACTGTTCGTTTCTCCCCTTCTTGGTGGATGTGGTTTTGACCTGTATGATGAAGTAAGACCTCATACATACTTCACTGGTTTTCAAACCAAGTTAGCGTCATATATTTATGAAACTGTCATACTACCTCCCCATGAATCGGATTACGAACCGTTTAAAGCCTTATCTTTCCGGACCCCCACATTGCAGGATTCCCCTATTAATATCAACGTGAAACGAAAGTTGTTTCATCACGGTGTTTACCGATTTATTCCTTTAGACCAGCCAAACAATAACAATCAGCTGGATATTCAATTAAAGACTACTAGTAATTTCAAGAATGTCGGATTTATCGACACGGAGAGTTATCCCCTCGAAGTTCGCTCATTTCCTATCAAGACGATTTCATCGTTTCGAAAAGAATTAGAGAACCGAGGTAAGGTTTCCTTCCATAACAGGATGAATCCAAGATTTCTAGATTTACAAGTCAAGTTGATTGAAGAAAAATACGAACCGTCTTCTTCTATATATAAGTTACCCGAGGTCCCTTTTAACATGGATGAGTATATGGAGTAATTCTCCGTGTACCGACCAGTTCATGTCGTTAAACCGAACATGGGGTTAGAACTCTTAATTCGACCAAAACTATTATTTTAGTGCTATCAAGAATGCCAAGAGACCGCACGGCTCCATCCAGTGAAGCTCATGTTGAAGTATATGTTTACATATGCCTAAAGCATAAGTTAATTGGAGAGTTCTAATGTACGGTCCTTAGTTGTTAATCTAAGGATCCCATACAAAATTAACTTTAAGTAGAAGACACAAGTATCAAATGAATAAATCTAAACAACAACCTTCCAAAATCCCTAGACCTATTACGAATAATAAGCCCAAGAACTCTGTTTCAAAGACAGTTTCAGTGCCTGTAGCCAAGGCGAGGATTGAAAAATTCCTCGCTCCCAAGTACAGTATGCCGAAACAGTCGACTGATGGTCGTGTCTGTATTCGTCATCGCGAGTATATTGGAGATATTGCTGGATCTGTAAATTTCTCATCGAACGCTTATGCGATCAACCCGGGTTTGCCATTGACATTCCCATGGTTGAATACCATTGCGGTCGGATATGAGTCCTATCGATTCAAGCATTTGTCCTTTATATATGAGTCCTCGAAGTCAACAGCTACGAACGGTTCCGTTCTTATGGCTGTCGATTTTGATCCTCAGGATGCGGCTCCGACTAGTAAGACTCAAGCGTTGGCATACCAAAATGCCATCCGTGGTCCAGTTTGGGAATCATTCTCTTATGTTTGTTCCCAAGCTAACCTTGCGAAGATGAACCAAAAGTTCATCCGCTACGGAGCTCTTATAACAGGTCAAGATGCCTTATTATATGATGTTGGTAACTTATACCTCTGTCCGTCTGGGCAGGCTGATACTTCTATTATTGGAGAGTTACATGTCGATTATGAAGTCGAATTCTTAACTCCTCAATTAGATTTTACAGCTTATGCTCTCACGACAGCGGCTCGTTACACTGCCGCTGGCACCATTTCCAGTACTAACTGGCTCGGAACTTCTATAACTTCCGCTGGTGGTGTATCTGCGAGTTACAGCGCTCCAGGCTTGACAATCCTTATTCCAGGACAGTATATTTTGATGTATACATTGATTGGAACTGGTCTTGCTCAGTCTGCGAACCCTGTTTTCTCCTCTACGGGTAACCTCGTTAATCTCGTCGCCTCGACTGTAAGTTCCACCCAAATTACGGTGGTCCTTTGCCTTCAAATCGACGTGATTGCAGCTTTATCCGTTTCCGGCTTGACAACTGCAGCTACCACATTCACACAAGCTGGAGCTCGTTTAGGTTACTATGCCTATTCGCTCGGCTAATTTTCAAATTATGTCTAGATGGTTTATGATGTTTCACTATGCTCATGAATAGCTTCTTTCATTAAAGAAGCGTACGTTTGGCAAAGCGTACAATGATTACTTTCAAAGTAATCTAACATATCGAATTCCCCTCAAGGGAATAGAACATGTACATCTGTGTT